AGAATACGCAGTATTATTTATGGATGATGTGTACCACGTACCACCACCTGAGTTTTTATAGTATCCCGCTTCACTAATTTCACGAGCTTCAATTGAACCCGAATACTCTACTTTGAAATCATCCAACGAACCTGTAGCAGCTGTTCCATCTGGATTATAGTATGTATATGCAAATATGTGATTACCATCAACTTCTGGTGTAAACTCAATTTTTTGTGTATCTGTTGATGTGAACGATGATGTTAAATTAGTAATACCCTGTCTTGTCTTTAAACCATTAGGGTCGTATAATGTAAAATCTATAGATGAAAAATCACCAGGAGTGAGTGATGCAGATATGATGTACCTTAAAGAACTTGTCATGTCCACAATGTACGATGCATCACCACCCCCATTATTAGAATATAGGTTTAGTTTAGATTCTGAGGCAAACATTCTAACATCCGAATCCAATGTTTCTTTTACTAAATTTCTTAATTCAAATCCACCTTTGTTTGTTGTAAAGGTTTCCCATACAATAAAATCTCCTGCTTGAGTAACATATATCTCATCAAACGAACCTGTAGTAGTTGTTCCATCACCACTCCCATCAAAGAACGTAAACCTTAATTCATGTGTGCCGGTATCTTCAGCTGATATTTGGAATGATTGTGTTGATGCTGTGGTAATTCTACCAACAAAATTTTCATAATCTTCTTCTGTTTTTAGTACACCATTTGGGTCTTTAATTCTAAATGCAATATCATCAAAGTCTCCAGGGTCCACTTGAAATTGTATATCGTATGATACACTAGATGACATATATGCCGGAAATACTAATGTAGTTCCCGCGTAGTTAGATGCCGATATTATTAACTTATTGTTATCTAAGTATGCGAATGGTTCGTTACCACGTATATCGTTTATAGATTCAGTTAAGTATATTGAACCAGTATCATCTGTGAATCCCTCATATAGTACAATTCCCTTTGTGGGGATATCTGCTTTTCTGATTCCATTGAATATTTGAGTACCACCAACACCCCATAACGTATCATCATTTCTATATTGCCAAGTTACACCATCATCCCATTTAATGTGGTCGTAAAATTGCCCCATTCCCTCAGTCCAACTTTGAGATACAGGATATACATTTAAATCATATTCAGCTTGAATCCTCTAATATCTGAATTAGGGAACTTCACTTCAAAGATTGATGGGTCTTTTGGTGGGTATATAATACCATTCTTAGTAGCTGTTAATGTACTGTATTTGTTTGGTGAATAATTACCATTAAACTTATTGTATATTTGTAAACCACCATTACCATCTCTATCAGGACGTACTACAGTTTGTACACCTTCCACTTTATCTAACTCCACATAAACATTTGATAGGTTTATGGGTTCGTTGATTCTCCAATTATCAATATCAAAATATTCTTTCATTCTATCAATTGCTCTTAATAGAACTTCATTTGAGTTATATTCAGGCAATACTATGATTTCAAAATCAATCCCAATGTTCACAATATGTGCATCTTTTATGTTTACAGCATCTGTTAACATTCTATGGTATGAGATGTAGTTTTTAAGATTGTATTTTGTAGCTGGGTTTAATGGTACTACATTCTTATTATTATCATACCCCAATGTATATAGATTCAACGCCAATGGGTTTGGAATTTCAGTACTGATTGGATTACCATCCAATTTAGAATTTTCCAATTGATAATCTTGTACTAAATATGCTTTTGCTACCGAACCGAATTGTGGTGGCATCGCATAACATCTCATTACATAATCTTCTCTGGTTACAGTTCTGTTTTGTGCACCAAAGAATGCCATTGCATTTTGTTTAATCTCATCATTAGTTTCCGTACTCTTACCACCAATGGCTGCTTCTGGGTTTGTACAAGCTAATGAACTTCTCATAAAATTAACCACATCTGTACTAAGATTGATTTCATTTTTAAATGTAGTTGTGCTGGATAGTATGTTTACCAAATCTTTAGCTGGTACATTATCCACAACACCGTTACCAATTACATAGGTTACCGTGAGTGTTGTGTTTGATGGTGCTGCTCCATAGGTTTTTGTGTATAAGAAGTTAGATGGGTCTAATGAAGAATCCAAATTCTGATGTTCGGTGTATAATTGAGAACCCACATTATCTGGATTTGGAATTATTTCCTCATCAGCATTTGCGGATACACCAGCTCCAAATTGTATAACCATAACCCCATCATCTTCAAATCGGGTTATATATCTTTTAGGAACTTTATTTAATTCTAATAGATATGGAGTGTTACCACTGTATTCACTATATTGAGTTGAGTTATCTTCGTTATTTTCGATTTGTTCAAACACAGTATCTTGTGCAAGATATGGTACTCGTGTCCACTTATCATCATCTGAATCGTAAATACTCTTTACTCTAATGATGTTTTCATCTACAATTTTAATTTTATCGTATATCTTAGGTGAACCAAATGTAAATGTTTTTTCAACCTCTTTACCACTTGTTGCCTTTACTTGTTTTTTTAGTAAGTAATATACCGGCTCATTTGTGTTTTCATCAATTTGATAAACCGATACTTCGGTTGGGCTGTATGATGATGAGTATGCAAAATCAACGGTTGATAGAGTTGTGAACTCTACATCTGTAAAATCGGTAGAACCAACAACCATACCCTCACTTAAAACCATAGCATAATCATAATCAGGTTTTACGTTATCACCACTACCCTTAGATGGTACTAATTGGAAAACATCCAATGTTACTGATGCGGGTACAATGTTTTTGGGTTGATATCCTAATGAACTTACAATCTGAAAAAGATTAGCGTTCTCTTCAGCTGTGGTTAGTAAGGATTCTCTTAGTTGCGTATCTGTATAGAACGATAGTACATCACCCACATACGATGCCATTTCCATAAACATCATACCAGGAGATGATTCGTTGAAATCGTTGTATGTGTTTGGGAAGTAATTCTTTGAGAACTCAATTAGATTTTTTCTGAATTCACCAAAGTCCCTACCCAAAAAAGATACATCCTTTTGTACTAAATCTGATTTTACTTTCTTTGCCATAGTTTACCTTATTCTATTACAGCCCCTTCAGAATCAACAAAGATTATAATCTGTTGGTTAGCCCCTTGTTCTGTAACTCTGAACCTTAGTTCAATTCTAACTGAATTTCTATCTTGATTTGCTTCAACATCTATATTATCAATAACTATATATGGTAACCAAAAGTTAATATCTCCAGTTAAGGTATCTACCATTTTACTTTCTATATTGATATCAATGTTTTCAAACAGAAGAGAATATACATTCGACCCAAATTCAGGTTGAAATACCCGCTCACCTTTTCTGGTCAATAATAGATTTTTTAGATTGGATACAGCTTGCTCTTCAGTCGTATAACTTTGTGAAAATAGTCCGTTGGGTTTACCAAATGGTAATTTAACTCCGACAGCTACATCTGGTTCAAAATCTATTGGGTTGTAGAAATATTCTTTTCTCTGCTTAGCCATTTATTATTTCCCCTTCTTAGCGTTGATGGCTTTCATCAATCCTGAGTAATCTCGTGTCAATGCATCAGCAACACCACTTGATTGTAGTGTAGCCATATCAACTGGTTTACCATCAACATCTGTAGTTGGTATCATACTCTGCTCACCATATCCTAATGCGGATGCCATTTGTGCTCTATCAAATCCTTGTGCTTGATTTGATGTGTACATTGAATCCATATTACGCCACTCACCATCGTTGGCGGTTTCGTTTAACAAATCGTTTAACACTGTATTTTTAGTGAATGTTTGTTTTTCAGTTGCTCTTTCTTCAAAGATATGCTCTACATCAAGCGGGTCTTTTTTAACTACTCGCTTCTTAGGTGTAGTTTCTTTAATCATCGGTTTTGATGATTTCTTCACTTCCGCTATAATAGGTTTAAGTTCTTCACGAACTACCTTACGAACGATTACTTCTAATAATTGTGCTAAATCTTTTGCTTTCATAATTTAATCTTTTTATATAAATATCGAATTGTTTTGTTTTATACTACACCAACCCAAGGAAATGGTGTGGGGGTAGGTGGTGATGGTGGAGGTAGTGCACCGTCGTACTTTCCGCTAATACTAGCCAAATGTGCTGTGAATGTTGTAATCATCTTTCCACATATAATATTACCCATAGGTGTACTTACAGGTGGATTGTTCCAAGCTGCAAATAATCCTGATTGAATTGTTGCTGCTACACCCCCATTTAAAACTTTGTTAATTTTGTTTGGAGTAGCCAACAATGTTGGGTTTGGTATGAGTGGTGGTGTTACAGGAGGTGGTGCTGGACTAAACTCAACATTACTCCAATACTTAACCAATTCGTTAGCCCAAGGTGTAAAGTGTGATGTCATTGGTTTCTTTTCCGATTTGTAAATCTTCTCCAACGCATCGGCTATAGCATCTTCAATACCCTTTGAAGATGGTCGTTTCATTGGTATGTTTCCAGGTATTAATATTATGTTGGCAGTAGCAACAGCTTTGTGATACTCATCAGCAATCTTCTTAGCAGTTTGCTTTAAAGTTTTCTCCGTCTTAACATCATCTAAGTAAGGAGCTACGCTGGATTGGAATGCTGGCCATAGTGCGGGCATTTTATTGTTTCATCTTTTTTAGTTCATCAAAAATCTTCTTAACCTTAGCTGCGTTTGTAGCAGGGCCTGTAGGACCTACACCAGTTGTATATGTTGCTTTTGCTGAGGTTAAGTCTACCAACTCACTTACCAAATCTTCCATAAGATTAAAGAACTTATCCATCTCCATAGCCCACTTTGGTGTGGAGTTGATAATATCTTTTTTAGCGGTAATGATTACTCTCTCATCTCTTGCATTTAGAAATAATCTATCTGAATTTAAGATGATGGTTGGTTCTGTGAACATAGATTGCTTCTTAACATTATCACCTATGTTACGTTGCGCCGGTTTCAATGAAATCTTTTGTGATGATGTAAACCAAATTGATGATAAATCATCATTAACATCTTCTATAATAAATTTATTGAAAGTACCTGGCTTTTTCCTACCATTAGATATTATGGTAATTGGGTCGGCAGGTTTTGTCGCCGACCAGCTTGGCTTCTTAGAGGTTTTTCTTGATTTGGGTGTAAACCCAAATCTCATAGAGTGTCCAAATCTACCCTGCAGTAATACATCACCAATAAATGGTTGTAATGAAGCCACATCACTACGTTCAGCAAACCCATCACCAAGTTCGGAAGTACCACTACCACCAATACCAGGAACACCAACTGCTGCCGATGCGTATTTTGCTGCTGATTTAGCTCCCGCTAACAATATGTTACCACCTGGCAACGCATTTGAATGTATATTTTTTTGTAGTGAAATTGGGTTGAGGTAGTAATACGTTGTAGATTGATACCTCATACCCGGATTAGATGTAGCGCTTTTACCCTGAACTAATATTACGGATTCACCAATCAATGGTACTTTCTGTATAGATAAATCATACGGGTATGCTTTTATTTGGTTGTTTACGTTGCCGGGTATGTAAACTTGAATAGCATATACATCATTAGGATTTGTATCCTTTAATTCTATTTTTTTAACTGTGCCCGATAGTAACATTACTCATCCCCATCTTCTTTTAAGGATTCAATCTTATCATCAATGGCTTTGGCATTCTCCATCAATTGCCGTTTCTCTTCTTCACTCAACAAAAATCCACCATCTTCGCCTGAGTTAGCATCCTTCATCATACGTTGTACGATGGCGGCAAGTTTGACAATCTGCTCATCGTTTTTTATAGATACTTCCATATATTCTTTAATCAAAGGAACAATCACAGTAGCATCTTGTAGATTCTTTACCAATGGTTCTAATTGAGCAATAAGAAGTTTTAACTGCCTATCTTTCTTTTTAGAATTATTGTAAACATCTGACATGATATCTGCGAATGTTTTACCTTTGAATAATTCAGTATCTTTATCCATTGTTATCCTTTAGTTTATACGAAATCGATAAATGTCCTTTTTTATTATACTCTGAATACAATTCAACATATATCAGTTTCAACTTACCCACTACTTTAGTTATGTATTGTGTATGTACTCCAGTTCGTTCTCTAATAAGTATGTAGAGTGCTTTCTTATTGTATGAATATAAATCATTTCTGTTCTTAAACAACTCATTTATTGAATCAGCAATCGCTCTATCTCTATCTTTTAGAAAAATTTCATATAGATGATAATCAATCCATCTGGTGTAGTGGTCTATGAAATCCGATTTAGATTCTTTTAAGTTTTTCTCTACAACTTCGTTTACTATATTTCGAGAAGTATCAATTACTGATATATCTTCTCTGGCTTTCATTCTAGCGTAATTTGCATTGTTCTCATTGAACAAATAGTTTCTAGCAACTACAGTGAAATATGAAAACGCTCTACCATTATCCCCATTGAACTTATGAATCTTCTCATTTAGGAATGCCACTACACTCGCCTTTACATCTTCATATGGTACATCAAAGTAATATGTTTTGTATGTGTGAATTACATTCTCAGCTAACTTATCGAATGGATAGTGAATGAATCGATTATAGATTTTATTCTTTAGATTCTGGTCATCGCAATTGTTATATGCGTTGATTGCAATCTCAGTAATTTTGGTAAAATACCTTTTACTCCTCTTTCGTCTGCGTTTCGCCATTTAAGTCGTATTCGTTGTTTATTTCTTCTAAGATGCCTTTTATCTTATCAAAGATAAAGCCACTTTCATCATCAGCTTCAAACGAACCCAACCTATCTACCGATTGTAGTCTTTCATATGCTTTTTCTAAATTAGAAAATATAGAAAGAACGAATTCATCAGCTTCATTTAAATCATCTTCTAATCTCTCATTCTTGCGCAATAGGTTGTACGTTGTGTATCCGAATAGTATGGTTAGAACTGATAATATTACTATAAATAATAATTCCATACTTATGCCTCCTCTACTTCTCCAAAGATAGATTTGAAATCAATCTTCTCTGGCATCTTTACGTTTTCCAGCTTTTGTTTCTTTGTTGGCCTACCACCAACATTCTTTGTTGTAACCTCACCCTGCTTCATCTTCATCCACCTTTCATTCTCATATCTAGCAGCCATAATATCCGCCTGATGCATTACGAATGGTAGTGATGTTTTAAGTGAGTTATCTTTGTTGTACGCAATGTAGTACTCTTTGTTACTTTCATCATACAATCCATCGGTTAGTTTGATTCCCAAATACTCAACCTCTGAGATTTTGATACCGAAGTGGTTCAACATCCAAAAGGTTCTATCGTTTAGATTCATCCAGTGCATAGATGGATTGGTTTTGTAGATTTTACCTTGATTCTCTACATGCCATTGTGAATCGTTTGGAATATACCAACTCTCATCTGCATTACCAACCTTTCCCAAATCATGATGGAGTGCTGTAAAGATTACGGTTTCTCTATCGTAATCACCAATACCCATACCCATCTCTTCATACAAATTGAATACTTTAACTGCGTTTTGGGTTACCCTCAATACGTGGTCAATGTACCCACCAGCAAATGCGTTGTGGAAATGTTCAGTAGAAGATGC